GTATTGACCAGCAGTTAAAGCAGTAGATATAATTTCCATACTACGAACAGTTAAAACTTCCTGCTCATTCGAGTACATAGCATTTTCAGCCAATGTAATAAAATCAGCTATTTTTGTGCCTAAATCACCACGATGTGACCAATCAACAATCTCTTTAACTAGCTCATCATAATTTGTTAAAGCCATTATACGCGCCCTTGTTTAGTCCTGAGCTTTGACCATTCGCTAGAATTAATCTTAGCTATCAAAAATGTTTTATTATCATTATGCAAAGGGTTGCAGTTAGACAAACCTTTGGCTTTTAACTCTTCTCTCCACATATCAACAACAATTAACGGTATTGATGCGACTTTATGCATGTCTCCTTGCCAGTTATTACCGCTAGCATGACTATTTAACTCTTGCGTGTTAGCACTAAAGATTGCATCTGTATCTTGTCGCTTGCGTATAATGTTTTTACCTTCGTACTGCTGGAAGGTTTCAATTATACCTGTTTGTCGATCTGCATCAAAAAAACGTTCACTCATTAGATAGCCTTAACTTTCTTAAAATGTTTAGCTTCTTTTTCACTACAAGCAAATTCTTCACCTTTAGCTACTCGATCGCCTTTTTCTGTACATAGGTTTTTTAACGCTGTGTATTTCTTGCTTGCTGGTTTCTTTGGTTTTATATCGGTCATATCTCTAGCCTTAAAAATAAAGGGGTTTTTACACCCCTTATTAAGTTACGAAATAGTATTATCGTAAACTGCACCTGAAGCTTTCTCGTTCTTACTCTCTAAAGTGTATTCAGAAAGCAATTGAACTCGATCACTATCGCCATTTTTAGCAAGAGGCGTTTCTTGGAAGTTAGCAAGCGTTGATAAACACCATTTATCCATTTCAAGAACCAATGCGGAGCTTTGTACTTGGTGGCGGTTAGGAACTACAGCCAACGATCCGAAATCACTTACATAGATGTCAATAGCTGTATTTACTCGTGAAGCATCACCATCAACATTACGTTGAGCTGGACCACTTGCACCACCACCAACAAATGCTGACATAGCTTGCTTGTTAAATGAACCAAGCATAATCATGTCAGGGTTGCCGCCTTCATCCCAACAAGAGGCTAAAACAGTTTTTAAATCAGCCTCATCAAACGCTGTTAAAGTACCTGCTGTACGAGCGTCAGTACCATCACCAGTAGCAGCCGCACCAGTAGCACCAACAACTGTATTGGTTGCAATCCATGATTCAATACCAGCTAATTCACGGGCCAATACTTCCGAGCCTGCAACCTTAGCTTTGTTAGCTAATAGCGCAACCTCTTGATCACGTTTAAGCTCTTTAGCCATCTTCATAACTTGATAGTCCATCTCATCACCACGACCAGCGCTATCAATTTGGCGCTGTGTGCGTGAAACTTGTGGAACTTTCGAGCTAATTTGCGTGTAGTTACCTAAACGCGTAGTAGGGCTAGAAACTGTGGTTGTAGCGTCAGCACCTTCAATAACAGCGTTATTTGCTGCTGTTGCTAACGAGTCTGTTTGCCACTCGTGATTAGTTGCCGTTGCTGTGTTTTTAGAAATACCAGATACAAACGGCGTTTCCATTGGGCTAATATCATAAATCATATTAGATAAATCTTCGCGGTTACCAACTGCGTCATAGGTTGAAAATACGTCAGCCATGATAGGCTCCTTTATTTATTTAGTTGTCGTTTAAGTTGTCGTAGTTTTACAAAATCTTCTTCTCTGCCTGACTTACGAACTTTAGCTTCTAGCGCTGCAATGTCAGTCGTTAAATTAGATTGAGTTCTTGCTTTTGGTTTTGTACTTACCGGTGCTTTACGGACTTTCTTTTCGATAGCCGCATTGCTTTTACTTATCGATTGATATTTAGCTGCATCTAGCATTATCTCGTAATGCTTTGCATCAAAACCTGCTAGCTCTGCTTGACCAATGCCGCGAGTTTCCGCATAACTAGTCATTAAGTTAGTATCTTCTGCAAACTTAGCGCTTTGCTTGCCGTTATCCATCCACTCAGGATGGTTAGCGAACAAATCAGAACTAACTTTTGCCATATCTACACTATTAGACGGTAACTCTGCTTTAGACTCTGCTAATAGCTTTTTACGGTTACTCATCTTTTCAGTGTGTTCGATATACTTTTCCGGCTCGTACTCTCGCCACTCTGCAAGGGTTTCAGCGCTTGGCGTATCTTCATTAATAATAGCGTCAAGTTGTGCAAGTTTACTATTAAGTTCGGATTGCTTAGTGCTAAATTCTGCTTTTTCAATATTGAAGCTATCAACATTTTTAGCATGCTCTTGCGTCTTGCGAGTATAATCAGATTGTCTTAAGTTGCCTTGCTCCCATTCCTCAACATCTTTAAGATTTATTTCACGCCCTTTGTATTCAACGTAAAGATCTTCATCTGTATCAGTCTGTGTTGCTTGGATAACCTCTTCTGTTTCTGACTCTTCAACTTCTTCTGTAACTTCTTCATTAGCTTGCGCCTCTGCTTCTACTACATTATCAATTGGTGCATCTTCCGACACGTTAACGACTTCTGTATTTTCAGGTTGCTCAACTGGTGAGTCCGTAGATTTAGAGTCGATTCTTGCTTTTAGAGCGTCACGCTCTGATATTGCTGGTTGATATTCAAACATTGTCAGTCCTATTGGTTGTTGACGTTAGATTCTATTAATTAACTGCTTGCCTTTTTCTAATAAACTCAGTGTTTCTTGTGCCTTTTTACCTTGCTTTACTATGCTTTCAAATTTACCTTGAAACTGCTTCATTAACTGCATTCTTTGCCATAATTCATGACGTAAACTTTCATCACCTAGTTTTGTGTCGTTAAACTGCTCAAACATTGCCGCTTGCATTGCTGTAATAGCCTCGATATAGAGAGGGTTAGTCAATAACTCTTCTGCTCTATGCGATCTGCTTATATCGCTAATAGCTTCATTTGTTTCTTGTTGTGGCGACTTCATTATACTACTGCTCCAGGCACATCAGTGTTATATTTTAATTCAAGCTCAGTAAGTTGTTTAGCCATATTTTCTTGAAACTCTTTATTTTGCTGTGCGAATTCCATCATAAACTGCTGATTATCGTTCTGCTCTTGCAGTAATTTAACTTGATTATCACCTTGAGCTTTGATCAACGTAGCCTGTGCTTTAATCTGCTCACTTTCAGCCAGTGGATTTTGCATCATCTGCAACTGCTCTTGCAACTGTAAAACCATTTGGTTTAATTGTTCGTTTTGAGCTTTTAGTAACTCGTCAGGCTCTTCAGGGTTATTAAAGAATTCGTTTGTTCTTGGCAATCCTAGTCCGTCAGTAATACGGTTTAATGTATTGTAAATATCAACATCATCAACAAGCACTGAGCCTTGCATTTTAAGCTGTTGTTGAATTCCGTAAATACCCTGCAATGCTTCGATTAACTGCTCATTATCACCAGCACCTAAACCAACGTTAGACGCTACATAATGATTGTACTTCCAGCCTTTAGGGTTAACAGTTAATGCCTTACCTAATACTCTAAACTCTGTTGCTGTATCTTGATAGCGCGACACTAACCAAGCAATACCTTCATATAATTTGCGAAAACCTGTCTCTGCATAGTTGCGAGCAATCAATTCTATTTTAGCTGTTCCTGCGTCCTGAATACCACTAAAGCGTGTCGCTGTTTCTTTGCCTATAGCGTCAGCATCTAAACCCTGAGAAGCTAATAATGTGCCTGAAGTTTGCGCTCGTGCTTGGTCTACATACTGAATCACTTGCAATGTACGGTCGCCAATATAAGGAATGACCAAAGGAGCGACAGCCTGTGCAGGTAATACGTTAGAATCTTCATCTAAACGAACAATACCGTTAGTCCTAACCGTTAGCATGTCATCAAGATCAACATCACCATGAACAACATTACGCGGATTGTTAACCATGTAAATATTGTCATTCATACCGCGAACTAAAGCGGTTTTCTGTAACTGCGTTTGATATGTAATCTCTGCACGGCTACGACCAATAGCTTTATGCGGCATTAAAATAGCTGACAATGAAGCATAAGGAACATGATTAAAGTATTCGTTAACTAAAACTACATTGCCGCTAATCATTATATGTCTACGCTCTGCAATGCCATCTCCATCAAAATCAATCTTAATGTATAAATCTGACACTTCAACGTATTCACTAGCCCATTCAGATATAGTGCTTTCTTTATATGCACCACCTTGATCTTGATTTCTGACGCTAGCCATATTGCTTTCTTGCACAGCTTTATCACTAACAGTAGGTAACTGACCAACCAATTCTTTATCAAATCCATCAGCTAACAATTCAGAGCGAGTTTTACGGACTCTATCACCAACCATTTCAGCCTCTTCTAAGCTCGTAGCGTTACGAGTTATCAAAAAACTTTCAGGCGGTATATTAATGATACAAACTTTTTTCTTTTCAGTGGTTACACGAAACTTAATATCGAATGTTTGCTCTTCTTCGTTTTCTGTTTGCTCTGCAATATCTACTTTAACTTTATCAACAGTTGAGCCAGTCAAGCTGTCACGAATAGCCATTAATTCGGTAGAATCAACATCTTCATACTCTACAACTTCAACATCTTTTTGCTCTTCGATAAAATACTTAACTACGCCATTCTTTTG